ACCAACGTATCCACCAGCAGAACTTGAGACTGCTGGTACGACGTTAGTTAGATCCTTTTCAGTAACTAGGACTCCTGGCGATAATTGAAATGCCATTTTCTTCTCCTTGTATATAAAAACTGACAAAAACCACTGTCTTTTTGCTTATAAAGTTATTTATAAAATGCTTACTTTACATCCAACCACGCTTGGTTGGTTTAGTATCAACAGACCATAAGTCTCCACTATCAACAAAAAATTCTTCTTCGGTACCATTTAGTATCAGACCAAACGGTGTCAGTTCCTCTTCTATTTGTTTCATCTGACCATCATATAACTTCTTTCTGATGTCAATATCTGTCAGATCTGTGAAATATGTATTGCTGGTTACCCAAGCAAACAGTACTAAACTCATCACCAAGTCATCAAAATATCCTTCGTCTGCCATCCAAGTTCCCATCTTTTCAATAAAGGTGGAGAATTCTGAGATGGTATCCGCATCAAAAATCAGTAACTTCTTTTCTTCCATCAGGGATTTTAGTGTAAAACAACCTTGCCTTTTTACTTGCTTAGTCATTCGAACACCCATTTGGGTTGCTCTACCAAAACCTGGAGAAAGATATTGTTTATTCGTATCTTTCGACGTTGTTAAAATATTATCATATTCTAATTCTGAATGCAAAATGTCAGCGACTTGCTGACCCATGTCATTAATTTCAATCATCACATACGCATTATTAAAATCTCTCGCCACTTTGTTTACAATATTAGGATATAACATTGGTGGTATTTTGTTGTTGCGGTATTTAGCGACGAGTTTATATGGAACAGAGGTTGCATCGAGAACAGTGAATGCAGAATAGTCGCCACCAATACCTCTTGCAGTATCAACACCCATAACATAAGTATGCTCTGGGATTGGATCTTCGAAGATATCTAGACCATCCTTCATGTATATAGGGTCGATAGAACTCATCGCTCCAAGAGTATGTGCATTGATCAGAGTGTTGCTCGAACCAAGGAAATTACACAGAACTTCTTGGTTGAACTTGAGTTCCCCGAGCATCTTGAGTTGCTCTTCTGCCCATGCTTCATCACGTCCTGGGATTTCAGTGTATGGAATGAACATAGGTTCAAACCCATTGACACCTTTTTCCGCTTCATTCCAGAATTTCCAGAAGTGATTATACCCCAGAGGTGTAGAAGTCAATAGAATCTTTGTAGTCTGACCAGCAGAAATTGTAGGATAAACTGAGGCGAAGAACTGTTCGGCAACTGTGTTTGGGATAATCGCTGCTTCGTCAATATACAACCAGTTAACAGACTTACCACGAATACCAGAGGCAGTCGTAGCAGCAGTAAATACCTTGGATCCGTTTTCTAATTCAACGTCACCCTTGTTCCAAGTCTTAACACCTTGCTGCATCCAGAGAGGCAAGTTCTCAAACATACCTTGATAACGATTCATGACTTCGCGAGCAGCAGAAGTCTTGTTCGCAAGAATAGCAACAGTTTTTGCATCCTGAAACAATGTATACCACAAGATACAGGCAGCAGATGTAATAGTCTTACCCTGTTGGCGACCCTCCATGAGAATCGCTTTACGATTGTCTAGGATGTGGTGGACTTTGCGCTTCTGACACTCATACAATTTGAATGGAATGAGACCTTCGTCAAGCGAAACAATCATACAATAATTTTCAATGAAGTAAATTGGATCTTCCTCGCACAATGCGAGTTCTGTCAATTGCTCCGGAGTAAAATTGTGTTTGTATCCGATCGGTTTTAAATTAATATTACCGTGATACGAGGATTCCTCAACTATCATGTTCTATTACTTTTGCTTTCTCTGCTTTCAATGCCCTGAGCAAATCCTGGGTGCTACCAGAAAAGATAATATTATTCTGCGTGTCGATTTGCTGAGTTTTCTTGTTATCATCCTGCAGAATTTTTTTCTTTTTTGCTTGTAGATCCAATAGATCCTTCGCAGTATCACCAGTTGTTTTGATCAACTGCCCGACTACTTCATAAGCACGAGGACTGTCACTTGCTAGAGCGACATTTAACATGCCCTCTAATGCCTTTTGACTAGTTCCAATCAACTCATTAAGTTTATTTCTAGCATGGTTGTAGTCATCTTCGATATCATTGCCAGTAGATTCTATAACTGCTGGAACTGAAGATGCAGTTGTGGTTGCTGGGAGAACTTCTACCTCAATTACTTCAATTGTTTCTTCGGGGATCTTTGTTGTTTCGGTTCCAAAAAGATCGTCGAGATCTTGATAATTACCCTTGTTCATAGAATTCATCGAATTGCTCCACATAATCCCAATCGTCAGTCACCGCAGCAGTATCTGGATTTGTTGTTACTTGATATTTTTGTTCGTAAGTAGGTTGCTCAATATCCGTATATGTATTCGCGATCGCAGTTCGGATAATTCCTTGCTGCTCAACTGGACCGTATAGGTTCAACCCAAGTGTAAAGTTTAACGTCCAGACAATTGAACGTCTTTGCATGTAGTCACCAGCATAATCGTCTTCATAATTAATAGAATCGAGAATTATCTGAAGATCTCTCTTAATTCCCATTGAAGGAATATCGGATACAGTAACACAGAAGTCAGGATTGAAGAACGGAATTATTTGTTCAATAATTTGTAAACCATCATCTTGATTCTTTGCCATTATATACAACGAAACATCCATATCATATGGCGTGCTTGTGAATTGAGTTCGCAGCACATTAGCAGCGTCACCCTGACCAACTGCCACGTTCTTTGTCAACAAGTTAATTTTTCTTGCTGGATTGTACTGCAACCCTGTTATCTCAAACCCCATTCGCGGCAGAATAATTGCTGCTGATTGAGTTGTAGTTGATGGAACTTCTGCAATACGAGCAAGAAATTTATTTTTCGGTGAATATGCTAGGGGAACACGAACAGATTGCACGACTTCTTGATCAGAATTGTATCTCTTAACTGAGATCTGATTGAAGATTGTGCCGAAAGCAATAATTGCTTTTCTGATATGTTGATGGTAGAAGTGTTGACGTAAAAACATTATGCTCTCTTTTGTACCTCACCGAATGGATTGAATGCCGTGAAGTCTAGAATGCCTTCTGCTTCTACCTCGAATTCATCATTGTCTGCTTGCTTATCAGTATCTGCTGTAGCATATACCTCTAGGATAATTGAATCATCACTATTGTTTAGAACCAAATCTCCTGACTGCATTAACAGTTGGAATCTGTATGTGTCTTGACTTGATGCGTCTGTTATTGAATCAATTTCTGCAATTCCAGTATCGATTCTTTCCGAACTGAATTCGAATACATCACACTGCAGTTTAAACGTGTATATCTTACCAAGTTGGTAAAACGGATTCAAGAAGTCGACATACTTGATTACGAAAAATGTTTTGGTTTTCGAGAAGTAAAGTAGGTCGCCTTCTGCTGGACGATCGGGTAGTTGAACAGTTGCATTCTGAGCAACCCCCTCTTCCCAACGTCTCTTAGCAACTACGAATGTTGCTGAAGATCTAAATTCAAATCCGAACTTAGTGAATAGTTCGCCTTCGCCTTCGAACCCTTGAACATTCTCAAGATACATTTCAAGTGGATATGCCTGATCAAAATACGATAGTGCATCTTCGCCTAGAATACCATCTAGATTACCTGTTTGTCTTGGCAGATAGTAAACATCATGTCCATAGATCTTCAAACTTTCAATGACAAGATCTTCCACCAAACGTTGTTCGTTTGTGGTTCCAGATGTATTACCAGATTGAAAGTAGAAGTTTGTTGGCATGTCTTATCCAACCATAAAGTCTATTGGCAACTCTGACTTTAATTGCATTTCGGTTTCGATTGTTGCGATTTCTTCGACTGCTTCTTCGTAGATCTCTTTGCCGTTTAGTATAACACCACCAGGAAGTTGGATACCACCAAACTTTTTCATGTTCTCACCCCATTGACGTTTGATCAATGCAGTTGAATAGCGTTTCAGGAACATGTCATCATAGACTTGAGTGTAGGTTGATGGATCTAGAATACGATAACACTCAACGACAATAAAATCATCAGGATTTAATACCTCTTCCCAATTCATGTCAATATACATCTTGTCCATTTTACGATTGTATTTGAATGACCGATCGCCAACAAGAAGCATGTCAAGCATAGATAGATGCTGTTGAACTTGTGTGTAATAAACCATGTCAGCAGACAGTAAGTTATACATGTCGTTGAGGCGGAATTGGTAGATAAGATCGAACATGTTGTTTCGATTGTTCATACCAGAACTTGGACCGTTGACTGGAAGAACACGAATAACACCGATTACCGAATCTGGGAGTGGGAGATACCCATTCTGAATATCTCCTGCAGTATAAAAACTAGTTGCTGCGAGTGCTCTGCTGAATCCTGAGGTAGATCCAGTTACAGTTTCACCTGCTGTGAATGTACCCTTTACGTTGGTTATTCTTGCGGTAGTTCCGGATAAGGTATATAGAATACATGTTGCGCCTGAAGTGTTACCGACTAACAACTCGTTGTTTTCGAACGAAGGCGATGATAACCCTGAGAATCTCAGTTCTGCGGTTGTGACTTTGTGCGTCAGGTAGAGTCTTTCGACACCATCGAAGTGATACTCTTGGAAATATTGTAATGCGTCGTCGATGCGATCTTCTACTTGATCATCGTCCACGTTAATTTCAATTACTGGAAATCCTAGTCTACGGAGACAGTAATCTATTAGTCCTTGTCTTGATGAAATTGCCATTTGTATTCCTCTTTAGGACTATTTATATTCAGACAATAGAACCCAAATCCCTAGAAACAGTAGAACTATCAGTTATCAATCCGAGATCAACAGTTTCTGGAACAGTAAATAAATCAGCGTCATAACTTATTAGTTGAACGACTGAACCGCTACTATTTTTAGAATACATTTTACCGTCTGCTAGATTGATTGCAATCTCACCAGTTAATAAAGATCCTGCACCAGGAGCAGATCCAGATGTTTCTGAACGTTTATGTTGAACAGTTGTTGCCATTAGTTGAGTAGAGTTCCTGCTGCATTGTAAACATTAATGCGATAGTGTGCGCTTGAGTTACCATCAAGAAGATCGGCATCTAGTCCTGAACCTGCCCCATCTACTGTCTTAATTGCATCAAGCATGTTAGATGCGGTGAATGCACCACCTAGTGATACGGATGTACCAGCAAGAGTGATTGCACTATTTGTCAGAGAACCATTACCGATATTTGATAGTGTATTTGATGCGCCAGAGATAGTCTTGTTAGTAAGAGTCTGAGTACCTGTTAGCGTAGCAACAGTCGAGTCAATCGCAACAGTAACTGCACCAGAACCATTAAACGATGTGCCAGATAAACCAGTACCAATTGTCAGCGTATTAGTTGTGTTCGCTGTAATTGTAATAGCAGCAGATCCGTCGAACGAAACACCGTTAATTGCTCTAGCAGTTGCTAGAGTAGTAGCAGTAGAAGCATTACCAGTTAGAGCACCAACGAATGAAGTTGAGGTGACTGAAGAAAGTCCAGCGAAGGTTGTTACAGTTCCGCCAAGACTTACATCTGTCGAACCAATTGTGACTTTACTATTAGTTAGAGACGAATTAGCAATGTTCGATAATGTGTTCGATGAACCGCTGATTGTTTTATTAGTTAGTGTTTGAGTTGCGGTAGTACCAACAACTGGAATATAGTTAGTTCCGTCTACTGTATATTCCCAAACATCAGTAGTTTCATTCCATCGAAAAACAACATTAGTAGAAGATCCACGCTCAACTTCGATACCAGCATTTTGACTTGGTGTGCTGGTTTCATTACTATTAAGTGTAATGATATTATCAGCAAGATTGATAGTTTCGGTATTTACTGTGGTTGTAGTTCCAGAAACAGTTAGATTACCACTAACAGTTAAATCGTTGAACGTAACGTTGGAACCAGTTCCAACTGCCTGACCAATAGCAACTTGACCATTGGTAATAGTAACACCAGTTCCTGCGCTAAAGTGAGCACGAACATCTGTTGCACTTGGTCCAGTAAAAGTTAAAACACCAGTAGAACTATTATACGAAAGAGATCCATCACCACCAGAGTCAGTAACTGAAATCGCTGCTCTTGCCAGCGCATCAGTATACTGAGTTATGGTCGACGAAATAGCACCATTAGTAATACTAATTCCAGTGCTTGCACTAAAGTGTGCTCGAACTTCTGATGCGCTTGGTCCAGTATATGTTATTACGCCAGTAGTGTTATTGTATGTAAGGGAACCATCACCACCAGAGTCAGTGACCGAAATATCTGTTAAGTCAATAAAATTGGCAATCGCTGATTCTTTCGCCAGCGCAAATCCGCCAACTGTTGAACCATCATGAACTACTACTGTATCTTTTGTTGTGTCAACAGTAACCTCACCAAGAACACCTGTAAAAGTAGAGTGTTCGGCAGTAGTTCCTCTTCTAAATTTTAAACTCGTTGCCATTTTAATACCTTATTAATCCAGTGGAACGTTCACACAGCATGTTCTTCTGCAGCAGAATAATCATCTGCTGTTTCAAATGGCAGATTTCCGTCAAGACCAACATAATTTCCCGTGGGTGTCGGTTGCTCCAACTGTTGTTCTAACAATTGAATTTTAATTGCTTGTTCTTTAAGGGTTTCATTTGCCATTGTGAGTTGTGTGTTCAGCATTATATTATCAAGTGTCAATGCCTTCAGTCGTTCTGCTAGATTAGCAATATACGAATTAATAAACTTTGTTTGATCCATTATTAATCTCCAAAAGTGGGAGAGGAAAATTCCTCTCCCGTACTATATATTAGTATGTTCCACCGTCGATATTACCGAACGCTGGTGTTCCACCTGAACCACCAGAAATAAGCACCTGGCCTGAAGTTCCAGCAGAAGTTGCTGCCAGAGCAGAGGTTCCGTTACCGTAGAGAATACCCTTCGATGTGAAGGTTCCTACACCAGTACCACCATCAGCAACTGCGATGTCAGAAGAAAGACTCGAAACGGTTCCACCTTCGAGGTTAGCAACGAGAGTAGCAACAGTATAACCAGTTGCGCCAGTGTTAACAGTTGTAGTTGGAGCAGCTTGCGAATCTTTGTAGAGTTTCCACTTACCGTCGGAAGCATCGCGGAAGAAACCTGAGTAGAGGTCTAGAGAACCAGACGTATCATAAACACCGAACAGACCGATGTCAACTGCATCAGTTGAGGTATTGTCTGTAGCAAGTCCGATCAGCGGATCTGAGACAGTCAGTGTTGTTGAGTTAACAGTGGTTGTTGTTCCCGAAACTGTAAGGTTTCCAGCAACTGTTACGTTAGCGCCTGAAAGTGTCAGAGCAGTAGTACCACCCGATGACTTGATGTCATTTCCAGTAACTGTTAGGTCGCCAGCAACAGCAACATTAGCACCGTCAAGTGTGAGTGCAGTAGCAGAAGATGACTTAATGTCATTACCAGTTACGGTAAGATCGCCAGCAACAGCAACATCAGCACCACTTAAAGTAAGTGCAGTTGCAGAAGATGACTTAATATCGTTTCCTGTGACT